TCAATGGTATCTCGTAACCACACTTGCAGCGTAATCCAACCATCTGCTGTGTACACTGTGGGCATTCTTTAACCTTTGATTCTTTTTTCTTTTTAACTAGCTTCTTTTCGTTAAACTTCTGAATACCATCGTCTAATGATTCTGGAATAATATCCTCTGCAAATCCATGACGTTCTACGTTGCCAGCATGGTCTAGGTAAATCGCTTTGTCTTTACCTTCTGCTGTACGCATAATACGGCCTGCGCGTTGAACAAAAGTAATCAATGACTTGGTTGGAAAGCAATCAATTAAGCACGATACGGTAGGTTCATCATAGCCAGTGTTTAACAATCGGCTGCATGACAGAATCTTAAACTCGCCCCTAGTGTGGGCAGCGTAAATAATGTCTCGCTCGGCTGCGTCCATGTATCCGTCTATATGTTCTGCTGTAATGCCAGCGTTATTGAATGTCTCAACCAAGTGCTTGCTGTGTTTGATGCTAGGTGCAAAGGCAATAGTCTGACCGTTTTCACCATGCTCAAGCCAGTTCCGTACAATGTCACCCACCAAACCTGTATCATCTTCTGTAGCTGCTGCTAAACTAGCTGGATCATAATCACTGCCACCAGTAGATAGCTGCTTTGTTTTAATTCCCTTTAGTGCCACCTTGCGTCCACCATAGTAGTCTACAGGGCATAAGTAGCCTTGCTCTAATAACTCGCGTGGTGTAATCGGTACAATAAGATCATCGTAGTGCTGACCTAACCCTTTAGAATATGGGGTAGCAGATAAGCCAATGAACGGCACGTTATTATAGCTATCCATGATCTTGCCTAGACTAGCGTAGTGCGTATGACATTCATCAACTATAGCTAGATCAAACTCAGGTATGCGCTTTCTTCTGGCTAGTGTCTGGGTGCTGGCTATTTGTATTGGTGCTGCATAATTGGTTAATTCGTGATTACCTTGAATTACTCCAAAGTTCATACCAGCACTACTAAACGCTTCTAGGCTCTGCTGAATTAATTTGATACGGTCACAGATAAAGATACTTCTTTTGCCTTTAGCTGCTGCTGATTGAAGTAGGTACGCTGCTGTAATGGTTTTACCAAATGAGCAGGGCGCGGCTAGGATGGGACGCTTGTTACCTTTTCGTAACGAGGTGCGTAGCATATCAATAGCGCGTTCTTGATGTGGCCTTAAATTCATCATTTGAAAGCCCTTAATTTATTTTGATCTAAAGCATAAAGATCGCCATGACCTAGATCAATTATATTCTCTGGCTTTAGAAGTTCTTTAGCATTGCACCATCCAGCCGCTTCGTATGTTGGAAACTCACCAACGACCAAAACATAAATATCACAATCTTCAACTTTTTTCTTCATGCTGGCTAACATTCTGCCAGATGGGTATCTTGTCGTCTTAACGTCTACGCGGCTACCTTTAGGCGTTTTCAAATCATACTTTGGAAGGTCTTGATAATTAGTTTCTGTGTCTGGGTATACATTGAACATTTTACACACAACCATTTCACCAGATATGCCTTCAAGGTCAACTTGCTTATTAGTCTGTGCGCCTGTCTTACCGTCTGGCCTACCTTTAGACCTGTTATCTTCATAACGCTTTCTGGCTATGAATGTTGCTAGCCTCTGCTCTGCTTCGTTTAATGTTATTTTCATTATTATTGCTCCACTTTTTTTTAGGCATAGTAGTCATTTAGATGGTTTGGGATACCTAGTAGTTTTTACCAGTAGCCTTTACCAACGATATGCTATTTGCTAATCCACTCACCACAATTTACATAAACCGTTTATCATCCGTGATTGGCTGGTCTGCCCCCTATTGTGTATCCGCTAACTATGTTTGTACCTTGGCATTGCTGCTGCTTCGGTCAGTCCCATCAATCCTGTGCGGTAAGTGCTATCCCAGTTTAAAGTCTTGGTGACATAAGAGTTGTTTTTTCTAGTGGCAACGCTAAAGAAACCCACATAATATGTCGGATTCAAGCTGCGAAATGTCGGAAAGGTCTTGTAACGTCCAAACACGTAAGATAAACTACACTTGTGTTGGCGCTGGTTCTTCCTTCAATCTCGCTGGCTCGAATGAGGCTGTAACCTCTTCACCAACACATTCATTCTATAGACGGGCTTACTTAATTGCAAGCCCGTCTTTTTTTTCTAAAGAATAAAGGCTGTAACTACTGCCCCAAACATACCACCAGCAAAGCCAGTAAAGAACATAAGCCAATACTTCTGGTCATGCTCAACTAACTCAACTACTTCCTGCTTCTTAGCTTTCGCTTTACGCGGCTGCTTTACTACTGCTGGCCCGATAGCTGGTGATGGGCCAAAGTTTTCTAGCTTAAACGGTACAGTCTTTAAACTAACTCGCGTCTTGCTAATGTTTATCTCAACCGCTTTAACGCTTCTACCTAGCTTTTTAGCTATCCAATCATGGGATTTTCCTTTTGCGAAATAATCCCAAGCGAATTGGCTATCTTCTTTTGACCAAGGTTGATGCTGCTGGTTTTCTTTTTTAATCATGGGTAATGCTCCGTTTATTAATTTAACTACGTTTAAAATTCTGAGTTATCGTCTATGTAAATTTCTAAGATTGCATCATCGTCAAGCAATTCTTTAAACGATTCTAGCAAATGCTCTTTGGCGTATTCTTTTACATCGTCATTACCTACCATTAACATTGAAATGATGTTGTCTTTAATTTCATCGTCAACTGTCTCAAGTAAGTCATGCAACGAATAGCCAGCAGCAGAACCAGTGGTGGTAATCTCATAAAACAAATCGTCACGCTTGTCTGCAATTTCAGTCTCATACATATATACATCATTGGCTGGATTGTTTGCGTTCATGTTAGTTGCTCCGTTTGTTATTAATTTATTAACTTGCAAACATTATAACAGAAGTGTTTATGCTTTGCAACACCTATTTGTATTTAATTTATTCATCGTTGTGTTAAAAGGTGTTATTGATGTTTGCATTCACTACATAAGTGTGTTAAACTGTACCAGTACGTTAATAAATTGGAGCAATAATAATGAAGCAATCAGAATCAATCACAGACCTAGCCACAGCGTTATGCTTGGCACAGGCAGAAATGGGCGGTGCTATTAAAGACAGTAACAACCCTTTCTTTAAAAGTAGCTACGCTGATCTGACCAGTGTAATAAAGGTAATCAAAGAACCGTTTGCTAAATGGGGTTTATCGTTTGTTCAATTACCAGTTACGTCTGCTGGTGGCAATGGCGTTGGCGTATCTACTATGCTTATGCACAAATCTGGGCAATGGCTGCAAGGTGAATACCTACTACCTATGGATAAGGTGACGCCACAAGGCGCAGGTTCAGCGATTACTTACGCAAGGCGTTATGCTTTGCAATCACTGGTAGGCATTCCAAGTGTCGATGATGATAGTGAATTGGCTATGTATCGCAATGAACCAGCACCAGTAGAGCCGCCACCAGCTAAACGCGTTAGTAAAAAACTAGCACAAGATGTTGTGGCGTTAGTAGTAGCCAGTGAAATATCTGGTGAAACAAGTGAACTGGTAGAAGCATTAGCAGAACTTGAAGAACATGAAAAACAAGTTATCTGGAAGCAGCTAACAGGTAAGCAACAAGAATTTGTAAGAATAACTAAGGGAATGTAACTATGAGTGACTTTGATAATAATAACCGTGGGGCTATTTGGGGCAATACTAAGAAAACCACAGATAATCACCCTGATCTAACTGGCTCCATTATGGTAGATGGTAAAGATTACTGGCTAAGTGGTTGGAAGCGCAAAGAAGGTGCTAATCCTAAATCACCAGCATTGAGTTTGAGCGTTACATTAAAAGACGTTCAACAAACACAATCACAACCAACAGCAGCGCCAAAAGCTGATAGCGGTTTTGATGAAGCAGATGATATACCGTTCTAGTCTAGTAATAAAAAAGGCCCACTTTTTTACGGTGGGCCAACTTCTTACTATACTACTGGAGCAACTGCAATATAACACATCACAGGGGAAAGGCAATGAGTATAAATACAGGAACTAGTCTAAGAGTAGCACAAGCAAAAGCTAAAATCTCTGGCTCACAATTAGCTAGGGATTTTGACGTACACCCACAACAGGTGATGCGCTGGCGTAATAATGTCGATATGAAAGTATCGTTAGCTATTAGGTTTGCACATTACTTTGAAGTTACATTAGGTGAGTTTATCGGATTTGGTGAAGATCATGGCTGATATTAAATTTACGGTCACAAGTGATAATGTAAAAGAAGAAATGAACAAGGTCTGGGAAATGGCTAACAAAGGTCTAAAAAGTGGCGCACCAGTAATAGTGACACTAGGCCGTGAAGGTACAACTGATCTTCAAGAAAAATGTTACCACGCCATGATTGGAGACATAGCCAAACAAGTTGATCTGGATTATGACCGCGACACATGGAAAGCATTGCTAGTTTCTAACTTTGCTACAGAGAAGCAGCAAATGGGTTTGCCTTTGCGTAAAGGTAATAAATGGGTGTCTAGTCTGTGTGGTACGCACATGGTTTGCATACGTCCTAGCGTTAAGACATTTAACAAGGCTAT